CCCATGTTATATTTAAGATAGTCGCCGGTGATGACTTAGAGAAGATCGGAGCAGAGAAGGAACGCCAAGCGAGAGAACAGGCAGAGGCTACTCGTACTGGCGGATCATCTGTCAGACCGACAGGAAGTGGCGGCAAGGATTGGAGCAAGGCAAGCAAAGAAGATATAGCCGCTCAAAAAGCTAAGATATTCGGTTATAATAGTTAAGGAGGAATTATGAAATTAGAAGAACTTACACTCGCACAATTAAAAGAAAAAGCCGTTACATTGGGTATTCCGGAAGAGGAATTAAAGAATTTTACTACGAAAGCCCCTCTTATTACTACTATCAGAGCCATGCAAAGTGCTAAACCAGTAAAGACTCTTGAACCGGTTGAATCTACACAGGTACGAGAAGCAGATGACCGCAGGTGGGAAACCAAAGTGGAACGGATGAAGAAATTTCTTGCATCACAGCCGACAGTCCGGGTACTGATTCCTTTAGATGAAGGCGAGAAACCCGGAGAAGTAAGAGAAGTAAACGGAGAAATGGTGGCAGTAAGCGGTGCAGTCTGGAGTAAAACATTCAATGGCTATCGGGTTACGATTCCGAAAGGCAAGTATTGGACTGTTCCGGAAGCGATTGCCGATAACATTGAACAGGAATATCATCAAACAACCCATGCCGGAGATAGATGGAAGATTGACAGGGTGAAACCGGAAACCGGAGAACAGGTATCAAAACAACTCACTTAAATAGGCACAAAAACAGGACTTGACATTGGTATATTTGACAATGGTATAATGTATTTAGTATAGTTAATTAGTAAGCTACTGAAAAACAGAAGCGCTACCGAAAGGTGAGCGCTTTTTTTATTGAACAAAAAGAGAAAATATGGCTAATACAATTAGATCAGCAACACAAACAGGTACAACCACAGGTACTATTGCCCGCGAGGTCAATAACTTCTATGATAAAGTTCTTCTGGATAAAGCAATTCCGGCATTTGTTCATAACAGATTTTGCCAAGTAAGAGATATTCCCCGAAATTCAGGTACTAATATCGTTAAATTCCGCAGATATGGACTTTTGACAGCCACGACAACCGCTCTTAGTGAGGGTGTTACACCAGCCGGTTCTTCACTTTCAGTAACCGACATGGTGGCAACAGTTTCTCAATATGGCGACTATGTAACTCTTAGCGATGTAGTCTTAATGGAAACTTATGATCCTATCTTGACTGAAACCGCAGAGATTCTGGGAGTTCAGGCAGGAGATTCATTGGATCAGTTAGCAAAAGCAGTCATGGTTGCCGGAGCATCCGCACAGTGGGCTTCAACTTCTACTACAGCAGTGACAGTCGGGCCGGGAATGAAATTGGATCGCGCAGAAGTCAAAGAAGCAGTCCGGACTCTGAAGAATAACAATGCCCGGCCATTAACCAGCATGATTAATCCTTCAACCGGGTATAATACCACACCTTTGAACGCTTGTTATGTAGGTATCGTTCATCCTTATACGACTTATGATTTGGATGATGCGACTGGTTGGATTCCGGTAGAGAAATATCCGAATAAGAGTGATGTCATGCCAAACGAAGTCGGATCGTTAGCAGGAGTGAGGTTCGTTGAATCCACAAATGCTTATACCACAGGTGGACTTTTGGTAACGACAGTCTATGGAACTTTGATCTTAGGTGAGAACGCAGTCGCACAGACGAGAATCTCCGGCGAAAGTTTAAAAAATATCGTCAAACCACTTGGATCGGCTGGAACAGCAGATCCTCTAGATCAGAGAACGACCTCCGGTTGGAAAGCAACTTATGTTGCTAAGGTTCTAAATGCCAACTGGATTGTCTGTATCTATCACGCAGTAAGTTAAAGTTACGATTATTAGTTAGGAAAGGACAAGGTATGGCTGTAACACAATCACAATCACAACATCCCGCAAGTGTAACTAATATTGCTGTTGGATCATACCTAGACGATGCAGCAACCCCAGAAGCCATGACAATTACTCTCGGTTTTACCCCACGATATGTATTAGTTCTAAATGCGACCGATTTGTCAAAAGTTGAGAAGTGGGAGGGCATGGCAGCTATCAATACTCTTAAAACTGCTACGGCTGGAGATATTACAGTTGCAGTAGATAGTGCGATTCTAATCAATTCTATGGGATTCGTTTTTCTTAAAGCATTGACTATTCAAAACAAACAATATGGCTGGATGGCAATAGGTTAAAAATATGGCAATAACACAATCACAATCAATGCACCCGGCAAGCGTAAATAATGTAGCAGTTGGAAGGTATCTTGATGATAGTCCAGCAGCAGAGTTTACTATCACAACCGGATTCAAACCTAGATATGTTCAGGTGGTCAATGTTGGAGCAACTGGGTTGGCAAAGTTAGAGTGGTGGGAAGGAATGGCTGATGGAACCGCACTTTTAACGATTACTAACGGAACTATGTCCATTAGCACAGATGGAATTGAGATTTTAAGCTATGGATTTACTGTAGAAGTCAATACAGATGTCAATATCACCAACGAACAATTAAGTTGGATAGCAATGGGATAAAAATATGAACACAAACAAAATCAATTCAGAAGTAACACACAGCAATTTTCCTCTTGAAAAAGTCTTAAAAGAACTAGCCGGTGAAAGTGGAATCGGTTTAACCGGTAATGTGTATTATGTTATTTTATCTACTAAAGCCTACCTCACAGATTTCCTCAATAAATATCAACAGAAGTATAGCGATGGCACTATGGCCGTTCAAGTGGATACCGGAAATGGTTTAGGTATTCAGGCTGCTATAACCGCCTCTTATGGCGGAAGAAGTGATTATATTCTGGTTATGCCGGGTTCTTATCAATTAACTACAGCCCTAACAATGGTAGGTAAATCATCCCTTCATTTAATTGGAGTAAATGGTGGCGGAGTTGGAGTAGGATGTGTCGGCGCGGCTTTATTACAGCAAACAGGAGCATATCAAAATCTAATTCTGGAAGCCTATGATGAAGTAGCCGGATTCCAGTTTATAAACAAATCCGGTTATTCGGCAATCACAATGGCCGATGCGAAGTGGAGAGCAAATGTCCACCATAACTATTTCCATGTAGTTCAGGGCGCTGCTGCCAGTATTATTGCTTGTGCGGGTTCTGGTATGTCGCATGGATTTATTTGCAACAACAGATTTTCGACTTGGTTTTCTGGAGCATTAACCTCACACATTCTAATTGCCGGTGGAAGCTCTATTGTGATTAGTAATAATTTAATCTCTAATTCCCTTGGAACTGTAGATACTGGAATAAATGTTGGTTCATCTGGTCAAACAATAGTTATGGATAATGTTATTATGGACTGCGGTGGATTGGGAACTTTTACTGCAGGGATTCAAGCGAATCCAACAAGTTGTCTTATCGGTAATAGGTTTGCTTTACAAAGTGGAACTGCGATTGCCGGTGGATTACCTGACCGATCCTTTGTGGACAATAGAGATGCATTAGCTGGCGGAGCAGTAGTTATAGAAACATAAAAATATGGATAATTACGAAGATGAAATGGCTAAACCTCAAGTAGCACCGGAACTTTCGGTTAAACCTGAAGTGGTAGAACCTAAACCAGTCGAAGAAAAACCGAAGGAAGAAGTCAAAGAAGTTAAACCCGGAAAAGTTAGACCCAGAAAACTGAAATCGGAATAATAACTCCTTTGACTTCTGATTCCTTTATCAAATATGGATACTTTAATTTCTAAAATAAAGTGTAGTGTCTGTGATGGAGTAGGATGCCCCTCTTGTGATAATACAGGATATATAGTTTCTTCGTCTGCTATTCTTGATGTTACAGTTTTAGTAGAATATTTGAGTTGGATTAAAACAAAAATTAAGAAGATCCTGAAAAAACTGGATTTACCAGAAGAATAAGAGGTATAATAATTATATGAGCACATTTGATGAGCTTGTTGACCGGGATGGTAATGGTATCCCCATTTATGGCGATTCTCCTTTTCGAGTGATTAAAGACCATACCTTTGTTGCGACTGGTGCAGTTACAACCGTTGTTCCCCTTTTTACCTTAACCGGTGCAGTTATGGTTACGAGAATATGGGGAGTGGTAACGACTAATATAGCCGCCAATCATACTGCCGCTTCATTTAGTTTGGTAGAAACAGCCGGAGCGACAATTTATCTTACTTCAGTTGGCGGCACTGCTCTTTCTTCTCTCAAAGTAGGATCAGTTATCTTAAAAGATGGTTTGGTTGCCGCCGCATTAACGAAGATTGACAATGTCGCCGGAGCAATTAAAGAACCGACTACTCTTCAGACAATGAGTTTTTCTCCGATTATCTTAGTCAAAAAGACGGCTGTAGTTACTACTGTTAGTTATAACTACACTTCAACCGGAACGCCAACAACCGGCGCGATGAGGTTCTATGTTTCTTACTATCCACTTTCAGAAGATAGTTGTCTTACGGTTGTCTGAGATATTGAGATAACGATTCCACAAATGCTATAATGGTTTTAGCAACGGAAAAACCGAGCATCACCCTTGATTGGGAGGTGCTTTTTTTATGGAGGAACCATGACACCAGAAAAATTCGCAACAATCACTAGGTACAAGACAAGAACCAATAGTACCAGCTTCACAGATTCGGAGATGTTAGTTTATATGTCGGCAAGGCAAGATGAATTGGCGGCTGATATTTTGAAGGTGGATGAGGACATTCTGTTAATTCCCCAATTCACCTCTCTTGTGGCTGACCAAAGGGAATATCCTTTTCCGAGTGATATGTTATCTAGAGTAAAAAGAATTGAGGCTAAGTTGGATTCTGTAAACTGGATTAAACTCAATGAATTGGACATCACGCAACACGATTATCCGATTACTTTGGAGGCAGACATAACTAAATACTTCACCAATAACGAAGGCGAGGCGTATTTTGACATCATGCGGAAAGCTATCACGATCTATTCAGGTACGATTGTTGATGTAACTAATGGCCTCCGGATGTGGATTAACACTTTCCCGACAGCAATCGGAGATTTAACCGAAGCCACGACAGACATGAGCGTTGATCCGTCAGTTTATACGCATGGAATCCCAAGAGAATTACATGAGATCTGGTCAAGAGGAGTCATCATAGACTTCAAGAGTAGCCGGGAGAAACCTATTCCTCTTACTGAAAGAGAATTGCGGTACGATCTTGATAAACGCACAGCCTTACAGACATTAACGCATGGTAATTTAGATCGTGAAATTATCGGTCATCTTCCTCCGGCTTCGGCTAGAGGCGATGATGGATTTTCATATTAAATATGCCAACAAATTTATTTGACCCACATAAAAATCTAGCACTAGGCAGGATCATAACCGCTCCAAGTCCGGCGGTGAGTGGTACTTCTTTGGTCTTACAGAGTGGTCAGGGTACTCGTTTTCCAGATCCGGCTACTTACGGGGCGTACAATGCCACAGTTTTCCCCACAGGGATTATGCCGACTCCTGCAAACGCTGAAATCGTCAGGATCACCGCTAAATCTTCAGACACTCTCACTATCACCAGAGCGACTGAAAGTACCACAGCGAGGACTATACAGGTCGGAGATACCATTGTAGGATCACTCACCGCAAAAAGTCTAACTGATATTGAGGATATGATAACAGGCGTAAGTGGATGGCCGGCAGACTTGATCCCTTCTGCGGATAATAGTTGGGATATTGGATCAGCTATAAAACGCTGGCAAGATATTTTCGCGATGACAGCTACAATTACTGGTAATATCACTAGCCATGGAAAAAAACTGGTTAAACCATTCATAACGGTTGGTATGGTAGAACCGGTTGATTATCTTTGTGATGGTACAGCCGATGATATTCAGATTCAAGCGGCTATTGCCGCGTTACCCGCAGGTGGTGGAATGGTTTCTATTAAAGAGGGGACTTACGATATTACGGCCACAATTTTAGTTCCCGATAATGCGTGGTTAAAAGGATTGGGTTTTGCAACGATATTGAAACTTGGAAATTCTATCAATGCTTCAATAATACGAAACTCAAATTATTCAATTCCTCCGAATACGAATAGAAATATCATTGTCAGCGATATGAAGTTGGATGGGAATAAGGCGAATCAAACAGCAGGGGCGTGGTCGGGAATAGAAATGATCGGAGGTGTGGGGACAGAATCAGACAACATCGTTGTCCAAAATATCTGGGGATACGATTTGGCACATTCCGCAGTCATTATAAAGGATACCTACCATCACAGACTGTCTAATATCTATGTTTCAAATGTCGGTACAACTACTTCTAACCACGCCATTTACTACATCAGGGTTTACGACAGCATTTTTGAGAATATAAACATAGACTCCTGTTATGATGGACTGAAGTTTGACCGAGTTTATGATTCCGTTCTTAGTCATATTACTTCTAAAAATAATACGGAAAATGGATTTAGGCTTTATGGATGTAAGAGAAATGATGTTTCCGATTTAATTGCCCACGATAATACACTAGACGGATTCTTTATTGATATAGGCGGTACTACCCTTACGACAGACAGAAATAATTTTAGCAATATCAACTGCTATTCTAATGGTAATGACGGTTTCAATATAAAAAGAGGAAACTATAATAACTGGACAAATTGTATCGCTTACTTAAATGGTGCGACGGGATTCTATTTCGGTGTACCCGATTATGTAAATTATAATACCTTTACTAATTGTCAGGCGATTACCAATAATCAGACCAATGCCTCTCTGTCAGGTTTCTATTTAGTAGGGGTTAAAAATAACACATTCATAAATTGTGTGGCGTATGATGACGGAACAGGAACTTATGTTCAAAAGTATGGATTTAATCTCAATAACGCAACGGAAAATAACAATCTTGTCGGGTGTAGAGCGTATGGAAATACAACAGCTCAAATCATAGATGCGGGAACAAATAATGAAGTCGGTCATAACTTCGGTGATTATAGACATTCGGGATTCGTACTTCCAACAGGGGAAGCAATACAGACTAATATAACTTCCGGTAATACCTTTTCGCTTAGTGCGTATGATGTCAATGGTACAGCTTATATTCCTCTTTTGACTTTAACTGCCGGGAATGATCCCACAATGTCTGGTACTTTTGATGTTTTGAAAATTAATGATACAAACGATTCTCATGCCTTGTCTTTAGTTTGGAATGAAAACGATACCTCAAACCGAACTTTGAATTTTCTGGTAGCAGGTGGGGATAGAAGCATTACTCTGAATGAAAACTTAGTTGTTGGTGATGGGTATGATTTCACCTTGACCGCCGAAGGTGCGGCAGGATCAATCGTTTTGGATAAACAGACTTTTGAAGTAGAAGGCGAACAAACGGCAACCAGACTATTCAAACTGATAAATAGCGCCAATGCCGCCACTACATTGACCGTAGGTGGCACTACACTAGCATTACTCGGTGGATCAAACACTTTTTCTTTAACGGCTGGTACTGCCAGTTTGGATGTCGCCGCAGGAAAAGTTGTTGATATTAATGATAACTTAACTGTTACAGCAGGATATGGAATTACTCTAACTGTTCAGGATGCCGCCGCAGAAATTACCCTTGATGAACAAAACTTTGAGGTTGAGGGTGAGGGTACAGCCATACAACTCACTAAAATCGTCAACGCCAGTAATGTCGCCGCCACTCTTACCATAGATGGAACAGCAAGTGTTATCAATCAGGATCTTACGACTGATGCTATCCCCTCTCTCTATGGATTGAAACTATACAATCCGGTTAATGATGCCAGTCCGGAAATAAGAATCGGTGCGGTAGATGCAGAAGAATTGCATATCCAATCGGTTTATGATGCTGGAGCGCAGACACTTAACTATGTTCTTTTCCAAACCGATGTAGCTTCGGCGACAGCAGACAGAGGCCAATTCAAATTCAATGTAGATGGTACGGAGATTCTAAGAATTGATGATGGTGGAATTGAGATTGTAGGAGGGATTATTCTTTCTGATGGAACGACAATAGAAATAGGAGCGGCGGGAGTCATTAAATCCGGTTCTACCAATGCGGATACGATGCTCTTGGCGGCAAACGACACAACATTTATCACCTTTACAACCGGTGCGACAGACCTTTGTGATTTAGCTTCGGGAGTTACCATAGGATCAGCTTATATCTATCGCGCCGGTGGTACGGATGTATCGGTAGCCGATGGAGGAACTGGTGCAAGTACCTTTACCGATGGTGGTCTTTTGGTCGGAGCGGGGGCAGGAGCGATTGAAGCCTTAGCAGTCGGCGCAACAACTCAAATTCTTGTCGGTGGTGGGGCAGGTACTAACCCTGCATGGGGTACGGATCTTCCGACAGCAGTTACTATTGGGGGTGCATATATCAGTAGAGCAGGAGGAACGGATATATTACCGGCAGACGGCGGTACGGGAGTATCCAACGGAGTAAACAACACAATAACTTTCACCGGAAACTTTACTTTAGGATTAACTTTATCCAATAATACTGCCGTTACACTTCCGACTTCCGGAACTCTGGCAACTGTCTATACAGTAGCAACCCAAACAGATGCAGTGAGGAATGAAGCCGCAACAACTGGAGATGTAGTTATCTTATGTGATGCAACTGCCGCAGGAATTACAGTTAATTTGCCAACAGCAGTCGGCAATACTGCAAAATTTACGATTAAAAAAACAGACAGTACAGTAAATACAGTTACCATAGAAGGTAATGCGGCAGAAACTATAGACGGAGCATTAAATGTTGTTATAAATTATCAATATAGTTCAATAACTATCATTAATAATAATGCGAATTGGTTTATAATTTAGAAAGGAGGGAAATATGGCTTACATAAAAGATATTAGTCTTGCAACTTTGATCGCCGGTGAGGATCAAACAAACGATGTCTTAAAAGTAGAAGGACAGTTTATTTGGGCGTATTGTACTGCCGATACTCAAGTAAAAGCAGGAGCAGGATTTTTACATTCCGTAACGATTAGTCCGACTGATGCAGCAGCTACGGCAGGTTCAATTATTATCTATGACCAGACAACTGAAGCTGTACCAATTTTATTTACTTATTATGTTCCGGCAGCAGCTTTAGTTCCGGTTACAGTTATTTTGGATGTAAAATTTGCTACTGGCCTATATGTTGGATTTACAACGACAAATGATGTGGCAGTTACTATAAGCTATAGGTGACAATTAATATGCCTAGAATCGTAGCAAGTACCAGATCAAATCCTACTTATCCCTATAATTTAGTCGGTGGAGTGTATATGAGGGGTGCTAAGAGCATTGGGGGGGCTACAGGGGATGTGGCAATTACTGTGTCTGGTTGGATAGAGAGTGAAACGTACGGAATTTATATGTACCGGACAGCTACGGCAGTTAGTGCTGAATTTGATACTGCGGTTACAAGAACTGGAGCAAAAACATTAAAATTATCTACAACCGATACGACAGGCAGGGTAGGTGCTACTTTCGGATATAACACAATTCCGCCAGGAACTCTTACTATTTCCGTGCTTCGTAAATATGGTATTCCAGTTAAACCAGCAACAGAATACACATTAAGTTGTTATGCTAAAACGGTCAATGTTGTCGTTAATGGCGTTTTTATCCCCACATATTATTTCACTGCGGCAGGTGCAAGATCAATTGGGGCAATATCAAATAAATTGAGTGCGGGGGATCACGATTGGACACTCATAACGGTTACCTTTACCACTGGGGCGAGTGATGTTTGGTTAGTATTTAATTTGTATAACTTTGCTCCGGGTAATGTTTCAGATGCATGGTGGGACGTTAATTCTATGACTTTGGTTGAAACTGCAGCTACCAGAACTCTTGCAAGCGCAAGAAATCCGGTGGTGTAGTTGTATAATAAATTAAGGAGAAAATATGTTTGGATATAATTTTTTCGCTTGTCCACATTTCGCAGGAGTGTTTACGCTTCTCTGGGAGGCTGTTGAGGAATTGACGGCTACTTGGACTCGTACAGCTAAACCGACCGCAACATGGACAAGAGTATGGGAGTATTAAACTATGGCTAAAAAATCAAGAGAAGGAGTAATTTTAATTGGTAATTTTAACGCTTCGGGTTTATCCTACAGTCGCTATAGTGGTAACAAAGACTCGTTTTATAAACTTTGTGGTCTAGATTTACACAGTGAACCGGGTATCCTCAAGGCGGCACAAAGACTCGTTAGAGAAACTACCCCACCAACAGAGTTTATTAAATGTCAGGTGGCTTCCACGAATGGCAGGACTTATCACTTCAGCGCTGATACGGGCAAAATCTGGGAAGAAACTGGCGGAACATATACTCTAGTTTTAACGACTACGGCAACGGCTGGTGAGGTTAAATGTTTAGGAGCATACGAATATCAGGGTTTTATTTATTGGGCGACTCAATCTAGGTTACACCGGATTTTAGCCACCGATGCGGAGGGAGCGACAGAATGGGGAACTAACAAGGCTTTGAATTGGGCTGAATTGAATTTGGATCAAGCTACCATCGGAGGTACAGGCGCAACAGCGTATTCACTTACAAACGCAGTCAATGAAGGGGCAACTCATAAACAGACTTTTATTCCCGAAGGTACACTTATAGAAGGTGTCAGGGTAAAGTGTGTTGCTACAGGCACAGCAGTTGATTGGACTGTTGTACTCCACGACTCCGCAAATACTGTAATAGGAACTAAGACAGTTGCTAGTGCAGGTATAGCGGCAGGTTTGATCTATTTTACTTTTGCTACTCCTTTAACAGTAACACCCGGATCTACATATCATCTTCATCTTTACGCTTCGGCTACCACCGGAACTCCAACGGCTGATACTGTTGTTAATAATGATTTTGAAGGGGCGCAAGTAAGTATTTTTAGTCCTTCAGATGATGACTTCCACCCGATGATAGAACAAAATCTTGTCTTGTATATCGGCGATGGTCATTTCCTGCATCAGGTGGATGCCGGAACTTTTACTAATAAAGCTCTTGATATTTCACCTCCTCTTAGGATTAAGTCATTAGGCAAGATTTCTACCGATGTTCTTCTGGGAACTTATATTGACGACAATGTAAACAAGACTCAAATTATCAGATGGAATACTTGGTCGGTATCCTTTACTAATTCCGATGAGATTGATGAGGTAGGGATCAACGCCTTCCTGCCAATGGATAATTTTACCTTAGTGAGTGCAGGAGTGGCCGGCAATATCTATCTTTACGATGGAGTGAAGTTAGAGTTATACCGCAAAGTGCCGGGCAGTTACTCTTCAACGGCTACAGCGACAATCAATCCTAACGCGGTGGGAAGTATAAATGGGAATGTCTTATTCGGAATGTCCAACATAACCGGCAACCCCGTAGATCAGGGTGTGTATCAGGTAGCAAGGCACTCAAGAGATTTCAAATATGTTATGGATCTCCCCTATCCCCTTTCCCTACGGTCAGGATCGGATTTTGTCTTAACCGGCATTGAGATCGGTTCAATTCTGGTCAAAGGTCAAAATGTTTATGTAGCTTGGAAGAGAAGTACAACTGTTACCATTTCAATCGCTACTCCGGGTGTTGTTACTTATACGGCGCATGGACTTTCTAACGGCGATGCAATCGTTTTTACCACGACAGGGGCTTTGCCGACCGGTCTTACTTCGGGAACTGTTTATTTTGCCCGATCTACCGGCACTAATACATTGAACATCTATGACACAGCCGCTTATGCAGTTGCAGGTGGGGCTACTGGCCGGGTAGATACTACCGGTACACAGCCAGGAGTCCATACCGCCGCAACTGTAGGAATAGATAAGATTGACGCATTGAATAAACTTTCTGGTGCTTATATTGAAACGAGAGTAATGACTGTTGAACGGGAAAAAGAAGAGAATATCGCTAACATTATAGTCGCTTATGCCAGTCTGCCGGCCAGTACCGCAGTCGGAATAAGTTACGATAAAAACTACACCGGATCTTATACCGCCGCCACAACTACAACGGATACTAGTAGAAAGATTATTGATGCCGATGGGGAAGGCCTCACTTGTAATGTTTTGCAATTAAAATTTACTTTAACAACTAATTCTAACGATTCCCCTATTTTAGATAGCGCAGGGGTATTTCTAAGATAAATATGAACGACATAATTGACGATGCTTTCAACGACACACCGGATGTACCTTTGAGAACTCCGCAAGAAGGGGAGGATTCTAATTCTTTTGGACAATTCGGGGCTTTGCAAGTTGGCGGTTTGGGAGCTAAAGCATTACGCACAGATGACCAAGGGTTGTGGTTGGGAGCTTTTAAGTTTGTTGATGCTCCATTCTCGGTTAGTATGGCGGGTGCGATTATAGCGACTTCTGGAACGATAGCAGGTTGGTCAATCAATGCAACGACAATCTTCAAAAACAATGCTACCTTAGACAGCGCCGGACAGATCACTCTCGGAACAACTGATGATGTGGCAATTCTTAGTTCGGTTAATACGACATACAGACTATGGATTGGAGATGCGACTGCCGGAGATGCGGCGTTTAGTGTAACTAAGGGTGGTGCTTTATTAGCCACAAGTGCGACTATCACCGGAACAATTTATGCCAATGCCGGAACAATCGGTGGATTTACGATTACTACTTACCTCTACGCGGGTACAGGTACGAATACTGTTGGACTTTCCCCTGGAGATTATCCTTTCTGGGCTGGAGCGACTTATTCTAATCGGGCAACTGCGCCTTTTAGGGTGAATACTGCCGGTGATGTTACTTGTAATAATGCCTATATCACAGGTACAAGCAGTCTTAATCTCGCTCAAATAGCTGGAGGAACTGGAACGGGAGCGAAAATTCAATGGTCTGGTGGATCTAAGATTTGGGAGGATACAAGTGCAAAAATGGGTTTCAATGCTATTGGTGGCGAAGTGTATTTTTACCTTAATAATACCGAAGTAATGTTTTTAGGTGCAAGTAATGTGAACCTTTATCAACACCTCCACGTTACAGGTATTGATTTAAGTATTGGAGGGGGAAGTCCGCAGAATGAAGGAAGTATAAATAACGTAGATTTTATTAATGGTTATAATGATTTGAGATTTTATGCTCCAACTTCTGATTATATTTTTTATAAAAATGGTGATAACACCGATGTCGTAGCTCGATTTGGTGGAGCAACTGGAAGGCTTGAAACAGAAGCTAGTACAATGATTATAGGAGGCCATACAGTAACAGTCGCGGGTGATGTTACTATTGGATAAATTGAGAACACTTATCAATAAATGGTAAAATAAACTATGGCAGAAAATATTTATTCTACAACAGGTGGTAAACCAGTTGAAGGTGCGTGGTATTCCGGACAACGCTATATGGGGGGTAAACTTCTTCCTGCTGGAGAATATGAACCCGGCAAAATGACCTCTAATGAGGTAATCGCCCAAACCAATCCGGCTAATGTAGCCTATGTTCAGTCATTAAAAGCCACTTCTACCGAAGGTGTCACCCAAGACCTCAACCAGTTTCAATCAGATTTATTCGCCAATGCCAACAAACCGGAAGTAAAAGTGCCAACAATGGAAGAGTTAAAAGGTATTGTAGCTCCGGCAGGTGGAGAACCCACACCATTAAACAGAGTCCAGAAGTTTGAAGAATTAAGACTATCTCAAGGCGTAGAGGAATTGGAAACTACCTTAACCGATCTCAAAGCTCAAGAGGATGAGTTAAACGCTCAGTTCAGGCAACAGAAAACCGCAGAGCGAGGTAAGACTGTACCGATGAATGTTATTGAGGGCAGGATTAGTGAAGAGGAACGGACATATTTAGAGCAACAGGATTATCTAGGCCGCCAGAAGTCTAGGGTAGTTGATGAATTGAATACGAAATACAATGTCATCAATACCTATATGAACTTTTATAGTTTGGATTATCAAGATGCGGTTACTAGATACAATACTGAATTTCAACAGAACCTCTCTATGTATGGCATTATTTTGGATCAGGAGAAACTTAAAGTAGATCAATGGTACAAAGATCAGGCGATTGCTACTACTAATTTACAGATGTATATGAACGCTATTAGTGCCGGCAATTTGAATTATTCATCTATGTCCAGCGACCAGAAGTTAATGGTTTCTAAGTTAGAAGTTCAATCGGGTATGCCGATAGGATTTGTTAGCAACCTACAGATTGCTCCGAAGGATAAAATCTTGGCGTTTAGCGAAGATAAGACACAAGCTATGATTCTTGGAGATAATGGAGAAATGAAAGTTATCAATACTGGACTTAGGAAGAGTGGTGGTAAATTGACTGAAGCAGAACAGAATAAGGCCGCTCAAAAAGAAATGAGTACCTTCCTTTCCGGACAGGCAAATGATTCCGGTCATATTGGAGGTAGCACTTATATTTATGCTAGAAATAAATGGGTAGCAGAAACCGGAGGAAAACCAGCCGATTTTGATGAGATATTTAGAGGGTATCGTGATCCATATAACCTAGAACAATACCAGATCTATGATAAGGATGGTAATTTAATAACTAACGAATAAATATGGCAATCTTTGATTTTACAGACTATGACGAAGAAAAGAAAAAAAAGAAACCCTCTCAAATAGCAAAAGAAGAGGTCGCTACCGAAGTTCAAAAAAAAAAGATTTCTGGTCAGATTTTTGACTTTTCTGATTATAAACCTAGAAAAGTTGAAGCACCGGTTACTCCGATAGAACCCAAGAAACAAACCTTTCTTGAAAAAGTTAAACAGTTTGTTGCTCCGGTTACAAAAGTGGTTACTGGTTTTTTTGCTAAACCTGCTGAACCTACTCTACCAACTGTCCAAATACCAGAAACTTTTAAGCAAGCACAAGATTCTTACCTGAAGTTCCCAAGTTTTTTCCCTAATCCGGACTTTGCACAGCCACAGGAAGCGATGCCTAGCGCTCAAATGACCCCGGCTGGTAGAGATGCGGTACAAAAGTTCTGGTCTGCCCCGATTGATAATTCTCTCAATGCAACCAGAGATTTTCTTACCTATCATCCGATGATGCTAAATACATTAGCAGTAGCGCAACAGATTACTGAAGAAACACCATTGGTGGGAATAAACAAAAACCCTCTCACTCGCGGCATTACCAAAGGTGTTGCCGATACATTCTTAGGATCTAGTCAGCAGGCTAAAGATACTTTTGATAAACGGCTCAATCATTCAGTTACTTGGTATGGGAAAACCTTTGAAACAGTCGGGCAGGTTATCGGTGGACTTCTTTCGTATGTTGCCGGGGGCATTGAATTGAAATCACTAGGATTTGCAAAGGCGACTCTGCCGGTACTTTTCGCTACACTCGGACAGACTTCTGCCCCTCCAGAAACAACTATTGCTCAAAGGATAGAAAAAATTCCGGTTGATGTGATTGCAGGGTATCTATTCTCTAAAGTTCCTCAACTTCGTGGATTTAATCCTACGGCATTAAAAGGATTGTCAAAAATTACTGGTGTCGTATCAGGACAAACAATCGCCAATACTTTGATTGAAGGTGAGAGAGATCCGAAGAAAATAGCGGAGATGGTAGCATATCAGGCGCTTATCATGTCGCTCTTCCATATCACCGGATCAGCGATGGGATTTTTAGGGGATGAGATCTTAAACAGCAAAGTTAAAACCGGTAATCAGACATTCGCTCCGGAAGAAATAAGGAACATAGTCCATTCCACGAAATATGAAGGTACAAAGTTTGGCGATTATCTTCTTAACTTAGCAAAGGAAGCGGAGTCGTCAGGTAAAAATATCAATATAGACATGACGGCGATGCAGAAAACCTTTGCATCTAAAGCATTAAACTTAAACAAACCGGAGGGAATAAACATCAATGCTACATTGGTTGAGAAAAATGCGACACTACCATCAGAAGAAAAAGCAATCGTGCCACAACAGCCGGTCAAACCAGTAGAGCCATCTACAACTATTATCGCACCCACAGGGAAAGAAATAGTGCCTACAAAACCCAAAGAAAAGGTACAAGTAGCCATCTCGGAGAAGAAACCCCCCTTAAAACCGATTACAGAGCCTTTTACGCAAGGGCAACAAATTAAAATGCTTCAGGGCATGAAATCCGGAACTGGCAAGTTTGAGGTTGGTGAAGTTTATACCCAAGTTGGCAAGCCAGAAGCAAATAAAATTATTATTCAAGGAAAAGATGCAGAAGGAAACATTTTGGGTAATTATATTCACAAAAACGCGCTATCGCCGGCAACTTTCAAGCCGGAAGAATTAAAACCATACACGGTTACGGAGGAAGCAAAAGCGGGAGTCTTAAAAGGATTTGGGATAACAAAAGCTCCTAAAGCTGAAAAAGTAGCTATTCCTAAAGAACTTGAACCCCTCGCCCAAGAAGCAAGGAAATATAAAAGTGTAGAAGAATTTGTAGGGGCTTGGGAAAGTGGAAAACTCGCACAAGGGTTAGAAATAACACTTCGCACTTCACCTACCGCAAAGGAGGATTTTGCTAGAGCTTGGGGTATTTTGAGTGATACTCCAGAAGCGATGACTGAAAGAAGGATGAGGGATTTATCTAAATTATTGAAACCAGAGGAGTTATCTTCTAAAGAAGCCGAAGTTTTGATAGAAGAAGAAATAAAAAGACTTTATAAAAGAGGACAAGAGGCTGGTTATCAATGGGCAAAGAAACCATTAAGTAGCAATAAGGCCAGACTGGAAAAACAGGCAATTTCCAATGTTGTAGGAGAAAGGGCAAAGAAAAGTATGCAACTAATAAAAGAAAAACTAACCGACTTCTACACCCAAGTTACTAAAGGAGTAGAAGTAAAAGAGAAACAAGATATTAAAGAACTCGATGCCCAAATAAGAACAATCAAAGAACCAACAGAGGAAAATCCAGAATGGGAAGTAGAGATAGGATTACAAGAAAGTTTGGGTGAACAAGGTGGCGACATACTTACTCAGACTTATGATACTAAACCGACCCTTCTGGAAATAAAAAACGACATTATTGAAGAATACAAACGAACAAAAGCAGAGATTAACAAAGAAGTTGCGATGGGCATAACTGCGAAGTCTGGTAGAGATGAATTGATAGAGGGTGCGATTGATAAAGTCTTAGTTGGTATAAAGGCTATTTCCGCAAAGCCCACTCCCCCATCCCCTACCAAGAAGGTGTCTCCTGTTCAGGCACGAAAGCCCACTCCCCCATCACCGGAATTAGACTTGGTGAAAGAAGCCCTCTTTTCTAATGACGAAGCAGGTGCTAAGGCTTTGTATAAAGACATAGAGGGAGAGAAACCCTCATTTGAAAGTATCAAATCCGAAATAGAAACTTATCAGGAAAATGAATTGTCATCAGTTAAAAGTAGTTTGGGCGATACTGCCTCCCTGCTTTCGGATAATCCAAATAAAATTTTGGCGGATATAGCAACCAGACTCGGAAAACATTTCAAAGCACCTAAGTCTTTATTCAAAATTACAGGCAGAGAAAGAACATATACTACGCCGCAAGGATTAAAACTTACCGTTGGGGGCGACCAGACAAAGGCGTTAGATAATCTTATTTTCAGCACGGATATTGATGGATTTTCAAAGAATATGGAGGTATTGGCTTACAAATTTGACAAGACTTTTAACGAAATATATGCTAGTATTAAGTCAGGAGATATTGACGGGGCTGATTATGAAAGTTTCAAACAAAGATTTGCAGACATCATCGCGACAAGGCCGACTTACGCCAAACGACCTGGCGAACCTGTTGAAGTTAAGCCTAAAATCAAAGGTGAAAAGCCAAGCCCGAAAGCTCCTGAACCTGTTTCCCTTAAACCGGGTGGTGTAAAACCGAGAGTTTCCCCGTATGCCACAACTGGACAGGCAAAGATAGGTGATTTTGAGAAGGTTGCTCCGGAAAGAAGTGAGGCAAACAACTTCAAACTATTCGATAAAGTAAAAGTCCTTACCGACAAATATGCTAAGATTGTTGGTGAAAGCTATACCCCAAGAGGAGCGCTTGGAGTTTATTATCCAGATACCACAAACCTGCGCATAAACGGAATGAACAACCTTTCGGTTGCAACCCACGAAATTACACATTTCTTGGATCACCATTATAGTATTTCCGAAGAAGTGATGAAGGTAGTCGGAACAGCCATAAATGGTAATCCAATTTACGAAAGAGCAACCCTTCCAATAAGAAAAGAGCTAACGGATCTTTATATGAAGTATTATCCGGGCGCGAGGCAAACAAAAGAGTTGAAAGTAAGAATGTCAGAGGGGTTGGCAACGCTTCTTCAGAAATATACAGAGATGCCGACAACAATTAAAAATGAATATCCGGGCTTGGTTAAAGAATTTCTTGAGGTTGGCGGAAAGTATTATAAACCGGTGATGGGGGAAATAATAACAGACCTTAAAGATATAGTAAAAGAGTATCAGGGGCTTGATTCATTAGATAAAATTGGCGCAAGAGTAACAAGCAACAGTGTAAATATAAACAAAAAAGACTTTTTGAGTTTGGGGGAAAAGGTAAGAACCTTCATCGCGGACAATATATATCCGGTTGAAATACTTGCCAAAAGAGCCGGGGTTCATTTTACCAAGAATGATCCTTCGCTTTGGGTGAGGTTTTACAACAATAGCAACCAGATTATTTTCAATAATATCTATGGTAAAAAGGGTTTTTGGGGATTCAGGAACGGAGAGGTTACAAAGATTTACGATTATAATTTCAAAACCCTAATTGACGGATTGGTTAAAGAAAAGACGATGGACAGCTTCTCTTATTATTTGGTGGCAAGGGATCAACATTTTAATTATCAGGAATTAGATAATTTAGAAACAAGAGTAAAAGAATTAGCCCAACAGGTTAAGCATAATAAGCGGAACTTTGAGCTACTGAAAGAATACAAAGAAGTTAAAAATGACTATCTCGGATTAAAAACCCAGCTTCAGAATAACGGATTCACCAAACCGGAAGTTGATAGCGCGTATCTAGAAAACAAGGATAGATTTATTGGTGAAGAAAAAATGTATGATTCGCTTGTTAGGGAAGATATAAATTTCCTATCTTCTGAAGAAGTGCAACTCGTAACTCTGGAAAATAAAGATAGGTTGCTCAACAAGGAAGGTTACGCATCGCTCAAAAGACAATTTTATGACGAAATTGTTGGAGAAATCGAATATACTGGCGCGGCAAGAGTCGGCAAAACTAAGGTATCCGCACTTTTCAGGAGAAAGGGATCTTCGAGAATAATTATCAATCCAGTCTATTCCGCAATTACCAACCATGCCGAAGCGACCAAAAAAGGACTCAAACAAATCGTTTATAACAAAATAGGCAAAATTGCCAATTCTGCATTTTTCCCGGAATTATTCCAGACGCTTCAACTTAAGGTCGTTCCGCAGGATAACGGTATGCTTACATTTCCGCAAGAGAAAGATCCGAATATCATTATGGCAAGGGTTGATTATAAAAGAGTTCCTATCTTATCTGACAATGTTATTAAAAGAACGATTGACGAGGTTTTAACCCACCAGAATATAAGCGTTTTTGAACAACTACTTTTAGGGACAAGTAGATTCTTTACCAAAGGAACAACCGGACTATTCCCACAGTTTGCCCTTGCAAATTATGCGGTAGACCAGACTACTGCTTCAGCTCAAACAATGAATAACTATATTCCGATATATACGCCGTTGAAGGAATTATCGAAGGCGGTTCAAGACAGAGGCGGAGATACAAGTAAATTCTTTATTGAGTATATGGTTTTGGGTGGCGAAAAACAGACATTTGTAGGTTGGCAGGATTTATCTCCGAACGAATTATTTTCGAGAATAGCCAAAGAAAAGAATGGTTTAATAAAAGTCCTTGATCTTATAAACAAAGGGACAGATATTTTGGCAATTCCTTCCAAGTATTCCGAAATTGCCACAAGAGCTTCTGAATTTATTAAGTCCAGACAATCCGGAAAACCGCAAATTGTTGCCCTAGAAGAAGCTGGCCGTGTTACTGCGCCATTCCACCACATAGGCAGGCTTGGCGGCGGAAGAATAGGTCAAACATTTGTCAAATCAATTCCGTTTTTCAATCCTGCGATACAAGTTTTAGATCAAGGTTTGAGAATGATTCAATCTCCAACCGGAAGAAAAAGATATGGTTTTGTTGTCCTCGCGGTAACTGCGGCACTAATCTCCTCTTTTGTTTTGCTTATGCAGAAAGGGAGTAAGGAACAAAAAGAGTTATACACCGATCTTGAAGCAGACGAATTGTCGAAATATATATGGTTTCCTAATCCACTAAATAAAGAGCAATTGATAAAAATAAGAATCCCGGAACAAATGGGAATTATTGGATTGATAATAAATATGACATTGGCTAATCAAATACTAAACGCCAATTATACTTTTGGGGATTTCGTAGAAGCTGGGACTTCATTTTTGCCACAACAATTTAATATAACAAACCCCGTCAGAGCCCTGATGAGTTGGATTCCACAGATACTAAAACCGGCGATTATGACGATTGCCGGAATTAAAGATTATCCAAAGGTTATTCCGATGGAAAGCCAGACATTAAGAAATTTACCACCCAAATACAGATATACCGAATCTACTTCGTGGTTTGCGAAGCTACTAGGAGATAAACTGAATGTTTCTCCGATTAAAATTGACTACTTAGTTACCGGATATTTTGGCCGCGCTTCGGGATTCCTGATGGGTAAAAAGGGAGTTTATAACCCATTCAGTAGTGTTATCAGAAATTACTATTTTAGCTCCGGGAGAAGAATAAGTAACTATTACGACCTGAAAGAGAAGAACGATCAAATTTATAAAGAGATTATTCCAAACGAAAAGGGCAAGGTAATAAGAAAAGCGCCCTTAACGGAGAAATTAAAGGTTAAAAGGATTAAAAACCAAACAGATAATATCTCCGATTTGTTGAGTGATTACCGGAAGTTGGATATTGAAAAAGAACCCAAAAAAGCGGCGAGATTAAGAGAGAAAATCCTTATTCAATTGGAAAAATTAGACTCCATAATTGAAAAAAATAAAATCAGTTTCAATCCTTTTATTGAAACTGTTAAATCTGGAATTGCTAGTATTAAATTACCCAAGTTAGTTGGAGAAGTTTATGCTTCAGATGGGTTGGAGGATACGGCGAAGAAACTTGTCTGGACTAAGGACATTAGAACCGGATGGGAGAAATTCTTAGGTAAGGTACAAGATATGATCCCTGGAGAACAGAGATTGGAAAAACCGATTGAAGGAATAACTGTCGAAAAATTAAATACTGAAGAAAAGAGGATGTACTACACCTCCATGCTCTCTTTACGAAAAGCAGATCCGGATTGGTACTATAAGAATGTCGGCAATAAGGTGGAGAAAAGAATACTAGGGTTTGATCTGGGGAGTGAAAAAGTATTTAGAGAATCTTTAATTAAAGAGGCGGAAATCAAGACTAAACCAGTGCCGACTATTACTGAACCAGAGGCAACCGAAACACCCTACAATGACACTATTAAAGAAGTGTTTGGCGATAAATGGGTAGAGGCAACTAAGGTATTAAAACGAACCGATGCTGATGGAGTTATCAGAGGGGAGAATGTTCAGTTAAAAAGCGGCAAAGAAGTGGATATAGGTAATAGATTAGATGAGAATGGTAAATGGGATAGCACTAAACCTATCGCTACTTTCAAAAATAAGTTTACTGGTGAGATAGAAGAAAACACAGATAGAGGATTATTCAGAATCAATAATGTCAGATTGTTTGGAGAGAATGGATTACTAGGTGGCGCAAAAGAAAGACTAATGATGATAGACGCTGGAATACTGGATGAGAGTTACCGAAACTATAAGGACATTACACCAAAAATGGCTAGGGAAGCGTGGGATAAAATGTTAGATCCAGAGAATAATATCAAAATGGCAAAAATTCTTTATGATCTTAATGGTAATTGGGATGCTTGGGTAGCCGCACCGGATGAATGGTTATCAGATAAACGAAAAAAGGAGTTAGGGAAAATATGAAATTTTCAATCATAAAAAATGGTATTCCTATCTTAGTTTGTTTACCGATTGTATTTTTTATTACAGTCTGTCTGATCTATTTGTTTGAAACCTTTTTTTGGATTGGATTACTTGTCTATTTTCCTTTATATGCTATTTATAAAAAAACATCATATACCAGAAACCTAACTGATATTATTTGATTATTAACTACCTAATATGGGAAAATAAACCTATATGGATATACCAGACCTTACACAACTTGGTTTTGGGTTGGGAGCGCTTGCTCTTATTTGGGTTATTGTTCAGTATTTTACTAAATCCATTGATAAAAAGGATGCTCAAATTACCGTAATGATTTCTTCTTTTAACGAAACGATTAACAATCACATAGTCCACGAAACTGACCAATCAAAAAAAGAAACCGCAGTTTTGAAAAATTTGAATAAATCTATTAATTGTTTGCTCAAACAGTTAATAAAAAAAGACCAGAACACTTAATGAAACTAAAATTACCAGAGTTTTATTCACAACGAGATCCCCGGTGGACTTCGGTACTTCTTGGTTATAATACAGACAAACAGTACAGTATCGGTCAGTACGGATGCTTAATTACTTCTTTTGGTAACTACATCGGTAAGACTCCATTAGAAGTAAATCAGATCCTCAAGGATAATACAGGATTCACCGCAGGTGGCGGCAACTTTGTCTGGGCTAAGTGTCCGGCACTAGGACTCAAGGAACTCTATAGATCCCCTTATTATTCCGATCCGGTTAGTGGACAGGGTATTACTAAGATGAAGGAACTTCTTGATGCCGGACAACCTTTAATATGCCACATAGACTTTGATCCGCGAGATCCCGATGATGACCAGCATTGGATTTTAATTTATGGGTATGATGATCCAGAAGTCTTTTATGCAATAGATAGCTGGACTGGTACTTCAATCCCATTGGATGTCTATGGCGGTGTCCGGAGAGCGGTCTATGAATGGCGGTGTTACGATAAGATTCTTGAAAAAGAACTGAATATCCCGACAGTTGTAATCGGGGTGAGTGAACTTGATGAACTAAAACGCAAGGCTTCCATTGCAGAAAAGACCGCACAGAAAATAGGTGTTGGATTAAACGAAGCAATCATTATGCCGGAATTAGACAAACTTATTGCCTATGAAGATATTGTTGTTGAGAAAGATAGGTTATTGACAGAAGCCCAGGACAAGATTGGTAAATTACAAAAGCAGGTAGATGATAAGGCTGGCGAATTAGAAAAACTAACAAAAGATCTTAAAGCCTTGACAGATAGAGCGCAAAAGGCCACCGATGACAATAAAATCCTTTCTGGGGAATTAAAAACTTTGAAAGAACAATGTAATCAGCCGGTATTCTCCGGGTGGAAAAAATTCGTATATGATTTTCTTATTAAAAGGGGGTGAGTAAAAATATGGTTAAAAAAGAATTTCCTGAATGGGTTAAAACTTTATATCGTGGTGTTCGTGCTGGTCTTACTGCCGGTGTCGCCGCCGTTCTATTACTCAAAATTGATTTAAGTGATCCACAGAAAGCCCTACAGGTCGTAGCGATGGCATTTGCGACAGGGTTTGTGGTTGCCTTTGGTAAATTTTTGAGGGAATGGTTGGACAAAAAGTTTGGATACGATGCTGATTCTACTATCGCTAGAATTATGCCGTTCTAATGAAAGATACCCTTGACAAGTGGGTAAAATTGTTACAATAATTAAGATATGGAGGATTATCCTGCCTATAGTGGATATAATCTCTGGGAAGAGAATCAACCTGTTCCCGAAAGAAAGGTGTTCCAGTCAATTATCATCCAAGCAATCAAAGACTATGTTACCTCCCCGGAGGAAAAACAAGATGTCAGGGAGTGGGTTAGGGGTAAATCGGGAACTTTCAGAATGTGTGCAATATCTATGGGTATTGGCATGAACAGGCTTCAACAAATGATGCTCAGGAAACTAAATGAGGTTGATAAATCCGGCGAAAGAGAATTTAAGTATAGTCGGTCACTTTAGTTTTGCCTTATGAAAATCCTGCTCATTTTGTTAGTTGTAATCTTACTGAATTTTGTGTATCTTAAATTATTCTGGGGCGAGGAAAAGTTGGAGAAATTCTTGAAAAAACATGAGAAAAGAAAACATAATCTACGATAGCCAGCGTGAACAAGCCCTTAATTTTTATGCAGCACTTCTGACGCTTGACGAGGAGGGAAAGGATGTTGGAGAACTAATAGAAGAAACCTGGCAGAAAATTAAAGGATACGCTGAAGAGGATGATGAGGAGAGGTTGCTTAGATTAAGAGAAGAATTGAAAAAGGTTGTTCACGATAAAATAGTTATGGAAGAATGGACAAAAAATCACCATGAGCCATGAACTTATAATAGACTCGCAAGGAACTACAAAGAAAATAGAATCTCCTTATACTCCTAATATCCCCGAAGAAAATATAATTGAAACGCCCCACAAAAGAATAAATGTTGGCTGGCGTAGAGTTTTTGAAGGAATAGAAAGTATCTCCAAAATAATTAAAGAAGCCGATATTTGTCAAGACGAGGGTGATTATAAAGTTAAAATAGACCGACCAGATATTCCTTGGACAATGGGATTAGTCTTTTCAGATGCCCATATTGGGACTTATCAGTCAGACCACAAACTAATCAGAGATTTAATTGATAAAGTGATGCAGACCCCCAACTCTTATTTAATTGACGATGGCGACTCATTTAATAACGGAATATGGGGCGGACTTCAATATGAGGATGTTATTCCGCCTTACTTACAGGCTTTTACTGTTAAGGATATGGCTAGAGAGCTAGGAAATAAGTTTGCGGCTTGTGTAATCGGAAATCATCCCGAATGGATGTTTGCCAATGCCGGAATCGAGCCAGAGTATATGTTTGCCGAAAACTTGGAAGCCCCTATCTTCCCAGGAATGGGACTTTTACACTTAAAAGCAGGAAATCAGGAGTATAAGATTGCTATGGCCCATGACTATTGGGGAAAAAGTAAAATAAATATCCATAATTGTTGTGTTAGGTTAAGAGAAAACGAATACCCTGAAGCAGACGTATTTATTGTCGGACACCAGCATATTTGGGGTTATATGAAAGAAATGGTTGACGGCAGAGAGGTTTTGTATATCAGGCCAGGTACGGCTAAAACTACTGATAGATATGCCCGAATACACGGTATCGCCAAAAGAGGGCAACAGATGGGTATAGCCTTAATGTGCAGGACAGATAAAAAATACTTTACCGCAGTACCGATTGAAGAGGGAATAGAAATGATGAAATGAAAGAAAGATTACAGGAGGCGGAAGGATGGTGCGGGCCAGGCGTATTACAATGGGTGGCAAAGCAAGAAGGATTATCCTTTACCCAATCCGAATTAGCAGAGGTAATGAACACGTCAGTTAAAGACGGAACATCCCACGAACAGATGGTAGAGGGACTTAAATATATTGGATTAAAGGGGTTTCCCTTGGAAGGATTAAGGATTGGGGAATTGGGGATTCTTCTAAAAGATTATCATGTAATTGTAAATTGGATGTCTGGGCCGAATGACGCCGATGACGGACATTACGCACTAATTGATAAGGTTGAAAATGGAATAGTTTACTTAAATGACGCAACAATACCGATACCAGATTTTGAGAAGAATTGGTACGATATTGAAGATGGCAAACGGGTAAATAGGTGGGCGTTGGTTGTTTATAAAAGGTAAGAACTGAAAAATTCCCCTTGACACCCTAACAAGAAAGGTTCTATATTTAATTATGCAACCTTGACCTAACCCATGAAGGTATGATCTCGGTTGCCACAGGGGAGTTTTCGGATCACCTCCTTTCACTCCCCTACTTGAAAACTACAGAATAAACCATGAGAATAAAAGTAACCGTACCAAAGACTGACGAAAAATGGAGCGTGTCCTTTGGAAAGACACCAAGCCGGAGAAAAGACGCAACCCTTTGCTACAATCTAATTGAAAGGCGAATCTACGCACGGCCATTGAAGGAAAAATTGTCAATCGTTGTAAAGTATCCAGATGGCCTACTGAATGAAACTCTCGTGTCGCTAGACGCACGATATTTACTTTATACGCTCGTGTGTTTTTTGGAGGACTACTTAACTAAGGAATTTTTATCTAGTAAGTATAAAAAATATAACCAAAAATGAAAAAGGGCGTTCCTAGAAAAACGCCCTAAAAGATCAACTTTTATTATGATTAGAGTAACTGGAACTAATCGGTACAGACTATATCACTTATTTGGTACTCTGTCAAGTGTTCTGCTAAATTCTTCATTTTCTTTGACCAGCTGGGGAGTTAAATCTGGGGAAACGCTGGTTCACAGAACAAGTCCCAGAGCCTAAAACCTGATGCGTTCCCGACAGCATATCGGGAAAACAAAACGGGGAAGGTCTAAACACCACCGTAAATCAAAGTTGTGGATGGGTGGCGTACCTTAGATGAGAAAGGCTAAGGTTTCACAGACACTAGCGGAGGACTTGAGAGAAAACAAGGAAAAATCCGTTTATAATAACTTTTAACGGGGGGAGACCTCACCATTCTTGAACAACCGGGGAATAATTATGATAAGAGATGAAATTCTAAAAGGTTTTGAGTTTCTGGAGAATAAAAAGCCTTCCGAGTGGGATCTGGCTTTAATTTGCCGGATTAAGGCAAGGTTGCTTCCAAAGATCAAGGACTATGTTTTAGGAGTTGAGACTTTTATTAAAGACAAGAGTGAAATTTTAGAGAAAAACGGCGCGACTTGACAAATTTATAACCTCTGTTATAATTTGTCTATGGGCGTACCATTTCAAGAAACTCCTGAAACTAAGAGAAACAACAAGATAATCGAGTTATATTCTACCGGTAAATATACGACCCGTTCTTTATCAAGAATTTTCAAGATAAGTTTTCAAAGAGTCCATCAATTAATAAAAAACGAGGCTATTTTGCCCCTTGACAAGCGGTTGCCTAGGGAATAAACTTTTTATGGTATGGAAAATACTCAGAAAGATAAAAAAATAACCCTTAGAGATAGAAAGAAAGCCCAACCGAAAGCGGTAATTTATTTCTCGGAAGCGGAAAAAGAAACCATTAAAAGAACTGTGGCGATGACTTTGGATGCTCCCCAAACAAACATATTTTTCTATACCGCGCAAGCCCTCGGACTTAATCCCCTTTTGAACGAAATTGCCGCCATTACTTACAAAACCAAACAACCGGATGGAACATACGAAAAGAAAATGTCAATTCAGGTTATGCGAGACGGATTTTTGACTATTGCTCACCGATCCGGGAAGTTTGCCGGACTTGAATCAGGTATAAATATGAGTGAAGATGGTACGACCATTATAAACGGTTGGGCCAAAGTCTATCACAAAGATTTCAAGTTTCCGGTTTATCAGGAAGCGGATTTTTCAGAATACACAACCGACAGAAATCCTCTCTGGAAATCAAAACCCAAAACTATGATCAAAAAAGTTGCTGAATCTATGGCGCTTCGCAAGGCTTTCAATGTTAATGGAGTATATGCCCCGGAAGAAATGGAAAAAGAGATTATAAGTGAAGCGGTCGCACCAAAGGTTTTAGAACTGGCCGATGGCGGAAAGCCGGCAACTGAAGAACAACTGGCAACTATTAAATCTCTTGGTGGACTGAAAAGATTTACAGACGATAAAACTGGCGATAATAAATTAACCAAGCAAGAAGCGGCAGAATACATAAACGAATTATCAACCAAAAAATAATATGGCAAAATTAAGAAGGTGCTTTGTTTGTAAAAAGAAAAAAGCAAATACTAAAATTTCAACAGGCGGAGTTTGGTTTGGAAAAGTAATATGTCCCGACTGTAGATTTAGTAAATAATATGAACCCAGAAGATTTAATCAAACTATCCAAAGAAAAGTTAGTAGATAAACTTCAAGAGTTCAATCTTCAAGAGGAGCAAATTATGGCCTCGATGGTGATGATCCGGACAGAAATTTTAGCCCGACTCGAAGAAGAAAAAATTGATGGATGTCTAATCGGCGAGTATTCTGTTACCAAAGCCTCTAGAATCAATTTTAAGACCACCCTAGAGCAAGCACAGGAGTTGGGAGCTATCAAACAGGCCGTGGATACCACAGCACTTCGTAAGTTACACCAGAAGGGCATTAAAATACCGGGGACAGAGATAACAATTTATTTGTCGGTCAGGAGAATCAGCCAAGATGAACAAGAAAAATAAGGGGACTTATATTAGTTCGCAGGGAGTAACTTTTGTTGAGAAACCTGATATTGGAATAAAAATAGGCAAAGTAAAAGATTTTACAATCCACAATTGGAATATAGTTTCTGAGCCAGATTTGAGAGAAAGGACTTTTAGCACTTTACATTTGTGGTTTAAACTTCTTTTTATTCCTTTTATCAAATTCAAAATAGTGAGATGGCTTTACAAAACAAATTTTGATGCCCAACTAAAACAAAAGGGTTTAAGGTGCGGATTAAAGATTGTCAAACAATGATACCCAACCACGATTACATAATAGAGAAAAGAGCGCATCCGGAGAATTTTGAGGATGATGCGGTAGAAAATTATTAAATAATGCCCAAAGGAATACCTAAAAACGGAATAAACAAAGGTTGGTTTAAGAAAACTAACTTTGATATAGTTAAGGGTTCTGGCTTTTGTGAAGATTGCGGTAAAAAAATAGGCGATTACGCTAAAAGGTGTTTTAGTTGTACTAGGGTTTACGTTGGAATAAACCAGAGAGCAGAAAATCATTGGCATTGGAAAAATGGAGAAAGTAAAACCGCAGGGGGATATATCGTCCTAAATACATATAGGGGTAAGGTTTATAAACACAGAGTAATTTTAGAAAATAAACTGGGGAGAGATTTGGATACAAATGAACATATACACCATATTGACGGAGATCGCTCAAATAATTCAATTGAAAATTTAGAGTTAATGACGAAAGAAAATCATTTAAGATTAGAGGCTGAAAAGAGAGTAAGAGATAATGGGGGAAGATTTATATGATAAAGTTATCTTATTCCAGTATAAAAGATTTGCACGATGGACACGCTTGGCTAAACCGTCAACTTGGGATACCAGTTCCCCCATATAGTTTTCTTCAAGAAGGCAAAGAGGCACATTCAATAATACAAGCTCATGTAAGTGGCAAGATTAAAAACAATTTTCTAAAGCATATAGAAATAAACTTTCCAGTAGTTGAAGAAAAAGATTTTGACGAAAGATGCAAATTTACTATCTCTATAAGTGATAAGTATTCGGTGTCCGGTTTTGTAGATGGCCTTGATGAGAGAAATAAAAGGTTTCTTGAAATAAAAACTTCAAGCAAACCTTGGAGTATGGTGCAATTCAGGGATGCTATGCAGAGAAAAATCTATGCTTTAGCACACCCAGAATTTACAGATGCGTATTTAATTACCGGGAGCAAAGATCCGGCAGTTTGGGAAAAAGAACCACCTAAATTATATAGCGTGTCGCTTACCCAGAAGGATAGAGACGAGGCCTTAGAGTGGATAATGAAAGGTATAGCCATTTTGGAAAAAGGGGACTTCACCGGCGGTTTAGATGAGTCAGGGAAATGTCTGGGTTGCTTTTGGAATATGGATCGTTATTCGGACTTGGCCAATTGTAATTTTCTATGAAAAAATGTCCCTTTTGTAAAAACAAGTATAAAAATTTACACGGATTACATATCCACCAGTTCTATTGTTATGTAAAAAGTTTTACAGAATTACCAGTAAAATTTTGTTCTTTGAAAAAAGCAAACGATTTAATGAGTGATTCTTTTTTTATTCCAGATTGGAGATATTGGCCTAAAAGTTTATTTAAGTATATCAAAACAGGAGAAGTTGGAATGTCAAAGGGGATAAGATATATAACTAAATGAGAATTAAACAGCGAAGTACGGCAATCCAGAGTTATCACGATATAATAGACAGCTTGCCAGATCGCAGAATGAGAGTTTATAAGGCACTTTTAGAATTAAAAACGGCTTGTAACTTGGATGTATCGGAACGCTTGAATTTACCTATAAACAGGATAACCCCCCGGATGAACGAGTTGGTGGGCTTAGGAATCGTTACAGAGGATCACAGGGGGCTTTGTGGGCGTACCGGCAAGAGAGTTATATACTGGAAAGTAGAGAAGAATGAAAACTATGAACAGAGCAATTTTTTACGAAGTCCCGTCATTTACGACTAGGGGCAAAAAGTATGTCGTCAGGAAAATGCCGGATGGAGAATGGAGATGTAGTTGTCCGAGAAATACGATAACAGGTAAAAAATGCAACCATTTGCGAAAAGTGCAACACTTAAAAATAAAGCGTTGATTTTATTAGCTTTAGGAATTTTAATTTATGGATACAGCAACAAACAATTACCAGGGAACAGGTCTGAACCCAAGCCAGATGTTCAAGTGGAATCTATATATCCGGACAGGAATACGCCCACACCTACGCCGGAAGTTAATACGGCAATCGCTTCGTGGTATGACCGATCAGCCTGTGCTGACCGGATATATGGCGTTAGTTGCAAAACGGCGAATGGCGAGATATTCGATGAAACAAAATATACTCTTGCGTGTTCTAGTGCTTTTCGGCTTGGCAGTAGGTTTAAGTTTTGTTATATGGATAAGTGTATTGTTGCGGTATGTAATGACCGAGGAAATTTCAAGCGTCTTAACCGGGAATTTGATTTTAGCCCTGCTACCTTTGGGGCTTTGGCTGATCCTAATAAGGGAATTATTAAAATCCGATGGGAATTGATCAAATAGGTAAAAAAGGCAAACAATGGCTAAAAGACAGAACCAAGTTAATTAAAGAGGCGGTTTTGACAGGAAGGATACAGTTAGAAAATAAGAGAATAGTTGGAACGTGTGAAGATTGTAGAGAATGGAAAGAGTTGGATCCGGATCACAAGAAAAAAAGAGGTCAGGGTGGATCTAACGAAAGTAAAAATATAGATTGGGTTTGTAGGAAGTGTCATAATGAAAGGGACAATATGGGGGATCCGAAGAATAAAAAAACAAAAGGTAAAAAGGCAGAGTGGGAAGTAGAACATAAGTGTAAAAATTGCGGAGGTATAACTCGACAATACATTTGTCATCTGTGCAGGAAAATATCAATCTAAAATGAACAATTACAAAATAAGTAAATACCTATTCTGGCTCTCGGTAGCCTTACTTGTATGGACAATTTGGTTTGTAATTAAACAAAGATGAAGAATATATTAATGATGCTACCCTTAACAATCCTTATTCTTATTGGTTGTTATTATGTCGAACCACTAAAGAGAAAGTGGATAGAATTTATAATTATTGCGGTAATTTTGGGAACATTTATATTATTTTCAATGGGTTTGCTTAATCTTATTTTTGGATAAATTTGGTGGGTAAGAAGGTAGCACTTTTGAAGATTTATCTTGGTCGGGGAATACGCAAACAACTAGGGCAATCCTGGGTGTTGAGACGCTCCCCGACCATGACAAGTCTTTAAGAGATTAAGAAAGAGAGATTGGGGGGTGAGAAAAAATGAGTTTATTTAGAAGAAAACATACGTTAAAAGAATGTGGGGATAAATGTGAGGTGGAAAGAACTGTTGGTTGGGTAGAGTTCAGAGATTTAATGGATAGATTTAATGCTCTTTGCGAACACTTAAAAGTTAGAGTTCATAAACCATATAAATACCAAGTAACAAAGACGAGCATTGATATAAGTAAGGACAGAGAGATTAG